AATCACTATTTTTAAGTAATTTTCTTTCAAAAAGTCTCATATCAGTTTTAAGAGTTCCTTTAACAAAGGAATCAATTAATTTATTTTCTACTAATGTTTTTATTAATCCGAATCTCATGTTTATATTTTTTTATATAAATATCAACCTTTAAGTAGTTTATCTAATTGATTACCCATTTCCCCTAAAGATTCTTGAACACGATTTAAATCAATTAATTCATCTTCATTTAACATTCCTGTATTTTCTAATATTATATTAAGTTCAGAATTACGGGTATACGACCCTTCAGGTACTGTTGGAGCGGCTTCAGGTGGTGCTGGAGCTGGTGAGGCCGGAGCTTCAGGTGGAGCACTTTCACCACCTCCAAAATCACTCATTCCACCATCTGGTGGTGCCCCTCCTTCTGATGGTGCAGCAGCAGGTTCACCTTCCTTTTTACCATACAACTTATCAAGATTATCGAATAATCCTGTATGAGTAATTACCTCAGCAGTTTTCTTAAGTTCTTCACCAACAGCTCTTTCAATACGTTGTTGTTGTAAATCAAGTTTAATTTCTTCATCAGAAAATCCAAGAATATGTTTCTTAGCCCATGACATAGATACTGCGGCAATACCACTACCAGGGTCAGCAACCATATCTTTATATAGAAGAATTTTTTCTTTCCATACATCAATCTTCATCAAATCAGCTTGAGTTGATGGATTTGTTAAACTTAAATTAAAGTTTGATATCTCATCTTCAAAACCTAAAATGAATAGGTGTATGATTGCAATTTTATTTAATTCAGAAATCATATTTTTCTGAATTCTATTAATAGTTCTTGCAAAACGAATATCTTGTAATGATAAGTTCTTACCATCACCAACAGTTTCTTCAAATCCTAAAAACGCTTTAGGAACACGAAGAGCCGTTAACAATTTCTTTTGGATATACTCGATGTCGGCAATTTCAGATAAGTTTTGAGCTCCCGCCAATGTCTCAATAGGACTTGCTTGTGCGGTATCTCTAACTGGAACGAAATAATCTTGGTCAACAGCCATCTGATTAAATCTCATATCCACATTACCTGTCTTATGGTCTACCGTTTGACTTCTCTTAAACTTATTAGCAAATCTTTGGATATATGGTTCAACATCCGCATCATCCATGTTTCCAACAAATACTTTAAATACACGTCTTTCAGGTGCTCTTGATGTTCTGTAGATTAACATAGCATCTTCAGATAACAATAATTGTTTCCAAATACGACGAGCCTTTTCTAACATAGAAGTTCCGTAAGGAAGTCTTCTATCATCACCAAGTAATCTAAAGTGAGCAATTTCCCAAGTATTAAACTCTAAATCCTTTTGTTTCCATTTGAACTTCAAATGTTTCTTTTCAGGATTAGTTGTTGAGTCTGTTGAGTGTGCTCCCATACCCGCTTCCAATCGTTCAATCTCAATGATTGGTAATTGCATACATCCTATAATACCTTTTTCAGGGTCTAATTTAAGATATACAAAATTATCACCATACTTACATGTGTTTCTTATCCACATAGGTAAGTTAGTGTTAATATCTAAAGCATTATTAAACAAATCTCCAAGAATTGATTTAATTCTCGATGATTCAGAATAAATTTGTAACATAAAACCATTTTGGTCAATGGTTGTAGATTCTTCAGCGTATATGTCAAGAGCGGCACCAATTTCAGGGGTAAATTCCATTGACTCATAGTCGTAGAAAGATGATAAACGAGTTGGTTCATAATAAACCGCCTGTGTATATAGATTATTTTCAATTCTACCCCATTGGTTAGCTAAATAATATGTTTGTTGTGCCTGAAGTTTTTCTCTATCATATTCAGACTTAGAGGTTGTTTTTAATAATTCACTTTTATCATATTTGTACGTAGGATAATCCTGCCCCAAAAGAGAATTGGGTCCAAATGTTTGGGATAACCGTTGCCATACCGTTAGTTTATTTTCACTCATACTAAAATATAAATACTTTTAAATTAAATTAAAGTTTAATCAAAACATGATGGACACATAGAATGGTTTTTAATATCCAAATCTAGTTTTGTATAAAGCGTGTTGAGCCTGTATTTGGGATAATGATAATACCCCATCCCAAACTTTAACAAATCCTATGTTTGCTGTTTGTACTTCACTACCTGATGAACGACTAAACAATCTTATTTGGTTAAATCCACCTCCACCACCATTAGTTGCAGAATATGAGAAATTAGTTGGGGCGGTATTTGTTGAGGTATACAGTGTACCTGTATTAGTCCCCGTATCCCAAGTTGCCCAATCTAAATGCCAAACTGTATCAGCTCCTGATGATGGTAAGTTTACACTAAAGTTTGGATAAAAAGTATTTGGATTACCATTGTATGCCCCCATCAACCAATCCTTAATACTTTCATTTTGAGTGTTTAACAATCTTCCAAGAGATGTTGCTGATAGTTTATAGGCCATAAATACTGTGTAACTTTGACTGGTTACATAGTTTGGACCACCATATATCGCATCTGTACCAACATTATTTGATTTAATAAATACCCCACCATTTGCACTGTTCCAAGATATACTACTTCCTGCATTAGTTACTGTAACACTATAGGCTCCTGTTCCAGAAACTACAGAACCATTAGTTGGCATTGCGGAATAATAAGCGGCGTCTAAATCATAAACTAATGCTGGTAATCTTGTTGGTGTAGGTGTAGTAGTTGGTGTAGGTGTTTTAGTTGTGGTATTAGTTGGTGTTTGAGTAACCGTTGGAGTTACAGTTTTAGTTGGAGTAATTGAAGGTGTTGGAGTTATAGTATTAGTAGGTGTTTGAGTTACCGTTGGAGTTACAGTTTTAGTTGGGGTAATTGAAGGTGTCGGTGTATTAGTAGGAGTTTGAGTAGGTGTTGGTGTTTGAGTATTTGTTGGTGTAACAGTATTAGTCGGTGTTTGAGTTGGAGTAATTGTATTTGTTGGTGTAATTGTATTTGTTGGTGTAACAGTATTAGTTGGTGTTTGAGTATTTGTTGGTGTAACAGTATTAGTTGGTGTTTGAGTGTTAGTAGGAGTAATTGTATTTGTTGGCGTAACAGTATTAGTAGGGGTTATAGAAGGTGTTGGAGTTATAGAAGGTGTTGGAGTTGGTGTAGATGTTGGTATAGATGTTGACGAAGGCGTCGGAGATGGTTCAAAAATAATTGTGTTATTTGGTCGAATAGAAACTTTATCTCCATTTTGTATTTTAGAACTTAATCCACCCAGTCCAGGTACAATCATTCTTGACCCAGTCGCGTTATATGTTCCCGTTCTTTGTCTTTTAGATAATCCCATATTTTTATCGTTTACCACCGAATAACCATAAATAGTTTTCGTAGTCACTTTTTGTTGCCTCTCGTTTAAAGTTTTCTTGTTGTTGTGAAATTACCGGGTCCATAAATTGTCTTCTATTAAATTCATTAGTGTTAACAGTCCACGAGTCAATCATCGCCTTTGTTTGATTTGTCACCTTGTTAAGTGATGAAAATGATGTTTCACCAACATAAAGTGCCATCGCAACAGACATAATCAAGTCATCATGTTGTCCCTTTTGGTGGTCAGGTCTTCCATTCATGTAAATAAATGTATTCATTTCATTTAACAACCTACTTGAATTTATTCTAAATCCATGTCTTAGATATTCTTCAAAAGTTGCTATAATTTGAACTCTTTTAGCATTAAAGTTAATTCCTGGTATTTTTTCAGTTGCCTTTGGGTCGTATTGCCATTTGTTTGACACATCAACTCCATCAACATACACATTCCTATATCCAAGTTCCCTTAATCTTAAAGATGTTGTAACACCCATACCACCAGTAATATCCACAACAATGAACGCATTATACATATTACCCCACTTATAACATATTTCAGCCAAAGTGTCAGGAGGAAGTTTACCAACATACTCAGCAACCTGTTCTCTTGTATCAAAATCAACAATTTGAAATGTTGAAAAGTCTTCACTGTCACCACGAGATACGTCAACTCCCATGATATATTTTTTACCTATTTCAGGTTCTTTCCAAATCCATAGTCCACCACCCATCATCTTCGTAGGTGGTTCCTTAACCATATTTACCCTTAAATCTTCCAACATATCAGAATTAAATACGTTATCCCCTGAACCAAGAAACGCACATTCCAACTCCTGGTTAACTTTACGTTTATCGTATTTAAGTTTCTTTACCATTGACTCATACCAAGATGAGTTTGGCTTATAACCCTGTGAAATCAGTTGTCTTATCTCATCAAAGTTCTTTTCTTTATTATTATATTCAATAATTTCAACATTCGGGTATTCATTACGATTTAAATAATAATGAATAATATCTTTAACATTAACTAATGATAAATCTTTCGCATATCTTGGGTCTTTCCACCAAACCATTTCGGAAACTTTGAATTCATTCATTCCCTTTAATGCTTGGTCGTAAATTTCATAATAGATTGCGTCATATCCGTTTGGTGTTGATACAACTATTACTTTACCACCTGTAGATAAGGATGCCATACAAGCCTCCCAAAAATCCCCATCAGCTTCAATATACGCAGCCTCGTCAAATATTAATATTGTGGGTGTATAACCACGAAGAGCATCCTTAGATGTCGCAACTGCCTTAACTTCACATCCGTTAGTTAATTTAAAATGTCTTTGTGAATTTTTTTCAGCAGAAAACCCAACACCAACCCAACTAGGCCATTGGTCGGTGAATCCTCTAATCTTATTCGCCACCTCCACCGCAGTATCCAACTTATTTGCTATAATCAAAACCTTTTCAGGACTATTCTTTTTAGCAAAAACAAGTTTTTTTGATGACCAAGCAGCGGTTACCGTAGATACACCAGCTTGTCTATACTTTAGTGCAATATTTTCATTATAGTTTTCATAATCTTCAACCAGACTAATTTGGTCAGGGAATAACTCTAATGGGACATACTTTGAAACAGTGTTGTCATATGTCTGTAAATAAGTTTTAAGGGCGTATGGTGTTGATTTCATACACTTGGCATACTCCATTAAAACGGCTTCTCTAGATAAACTCATA